AGACATATCAAACTCGTCTTGTCCGCCTGACATACCTAAACCAAGCAATAACGGGGCAAAACTGGCGAGGGTTGACCAGTCAAAATCGCTTCCTGACAGACCACAACCTTTCATACCTCCTCGTTTCATTAATGCCTCCATCTCTTTCACGAGACGCTGACCCACTTTCTTTTGACCTCCTGAAAGTCCCTTGCCATATTTATCATAAAGTTTCTTACCCATCTCTACGTGTGGAGCGACTGCTTGTGCGACCTGCCCGACTTTATTCAACCCGTCAAGCAAATCATCAAAAAATCCTGAACCAAGCATAGCACGTCCTATCGCAACGGATTTATCTTCAGGACTGCTGTCCTTACCAAGACCCAACAGAGGTAGAAAGGGGGCAACTGTGGACGCAATATTACCCAAATCACTCCAAAAATCACCGCCTGACCTTCCGGGTAGACCTTCGCGGTATCCGCCACTATACCCCATACCTGATACATTTTCATTATAACCGCCTTGAAACATACCTGTAGAGTTCAAATCGGGGTTGAGGACGGCAGGTTCAGCATCAACAATCTCATCACCGCCCGACAAACCACGACCACACATACAATTACTATTACGAGGGCAACGGCACGCCATTCCACCACTATAACCAGCACCCTTCGGGATAAAAGGGGCAATTACTTTCGCAACTTCGCCTACAGGACGCATAACGGACATAAAACCGTCAGCAAAGTCACTCCAAAAATCACCACCCGACATACCCGCACCGTCAACATCTCGGACTTGACCTCCGTGAAGCGGTCTTTGACTTGCCTCATAGGCATCGTGCTTTAAGTTCCGTACATCAAACGCCTTTTGCCTATTCGCAATCGCGATATTGTAAGGAGTTATATAAGAAGACATTTTATAACATTACAACAGAAAAAAAATTCGCCTTAATGTATTAATCTTGACGAAGGCATTTTTTTAGTGAGGGAGAATGTTTTTAGTGAAGCAAAAAGTCAAACTTTTTATGTATCTATAGAAAACGCTACATATGTAAAAAAATAGGTTTTTTGCCTCACTAAAACCTGTCTGCCTCACTAACTTTTTTATCCTGATGCGTTTCTGAATTGTGTTGCGACGATTACAAATCGCCCCCAGCACCTCTCTTCAAAGTTCGTCATCTCCTCCTCGTCGTCGTCGCCATCTTCATAACCTTCAGGCAGAAACTCGTAGTAAACCTCGTCAGCGACCTCGTGTTTGTATTCATTTTGTAATATGTCAGCGAGTGTTTCTTCGTCTGTTCTGTTGATGATGCGACGCATTCTCTCGTCAATCTGTTCGTCATTCATTCGCCACACGCGTTCTAATATCTGATGTTCTGTCAAGTTCGTCGTATTCATTCTTGCTTGTTCGCTGTCTGATTGAGAGATGAAGATAAAACATTTCAATTTTTTTTAAATCAACGATTAAATGATTTATCATAAAAAAATCTGATTTTCATTATAGAAAATAAAATAAATTGATTTTGTTTTTCGTTTGTCTTAATTATGTAGATTAGCGGATATAAAGCGATAATGAATACTGAAAACCAGTATATGACAGAAGAAGAAGCAAAGGCACTTATCAAGGCGACATATATGAAAAAATTGAAAATCGCAAGAAAAAGTATGATGTGCGAGAATCAAAGCATTCCAAAAAAAATTGAAATGAATTCACAACATTCAGGAGAAGACAGCGTTCAAGCAAAGCAAGCAAACAATATGTCATCAGTCGTCGTCAGAAAGCAGAAACTCATCATCAAGAAGAAGGTGCCTGAAGTGCCTGAAGAAGTGCGTGAACTCGTCGCCGAGTTGATTGACCTCACTATGCTTGAAGTTCAGGAGAACGAACTCAAGCGTGAGCGTCGTCGCATCATCGCCGAGAAGGCAAAGGCAACAAGACAGGCAAACAAGGCAAGAAAGGAGATGCTTGACTTCATAGGTATAACACAGGAGTTGATTGAGGACTTACAATACGAGGAGAAGGTTCTTCTCGCCGATGTGAAGGTTGAGGTAAGTAACAGAAAAAGACCTATTCAAAAGGACAAAGAAGGACGCGTTCTTGAGGACGCGATTGAGACCTGCCTTGAGAGTGCGAGCGACGAAATCGCGATAAGCGTTGAGCGTGCGTTGAAGGTTCTCAAGGCGAGTGTTGACGAAAGCAAGTTCGCAAATATTGAAAACGAAGAAGAAAAAGAAGAAAAAATATGGCGAGCAAAGCAAGAACTCAAAATGAAGAAAATTCAAACAAAACAACGACTTCATCACGCAATCGCCGAAGAACACGACACGACTGTCATCGTCGCCCGTCGTAGCGAGGAGGGCAGGGCAGAGAAGAAGTCGCCCCTCTCAAATGCTGTGCGACTGAAGGAGAAAACGATTCGCAAACTCTTCTTTGAGAACTGTAAGCGTGTGTTGCCTCACTACATCAAAGATTGCTACACTCACAAAGAACAACAAGAAAAATACAACAAACTCGTCCTCACCGCATACAATCACGACGGCAAGCAATCTCTCGCCGACATCGCAATCGCAACACGCAAACTCAAAGAACTTTTCGCTGACGCATCGCACGCACTCGTTCACCGCGATACTGCGAGTGTGAAACTCTACATTCCTCAACAAGACCTCAAAGAAGAACAAATGGTACTTGCGACTCATCTGTCGTGTCAAGGCATTTATGTTGTTCGCCACACAAAGAACGAGGGTGTCGTTCTTCGCAACAGCAGAGACGAGATTATCTGTATCGGCGAACCTAACGAGGTGATGAGCGAGAAAGACCTCTTGTTTCACAGAGCAAACGGGTTGAAATACATTATGAATCAAATATGGTAAGTTCACGAGGCAGGGTAAGACCTCGTTTTTTTTTTCTAAATGAATAATATAGAATGGATATTGCTGAAACAAAACAAGGGATAGACGAAGAAATCCGCAAGTTTGTTAATGTTCTAAAACTGGATAATTCTCCTGTCATTCAACTTGGGACCAGTTCATTTAAAACACAACAATATTTTAGTGATTACGACCTTCTGTCGCCGATTACGAACCGAAAATTATCTTCTGAAAAAATCTGTAGCGAATTGAAACGCATTCTCAATTCTCTTCGCGAAATGGACGATATTTGGTTTGTTGAATTAAAAATCCAAAACAAAGATGGTTCAAAGGAGAAGTTTTTTCCACAGGATATATCGCCGTTGAATTGCGATAAGGTGGATAAGGCAATAAAAACACTTGACTACATTAAAATTGATGCCGTGATATTTATTCGGGCAACAAGTAAACTAACCGAGTTGTCTATCATCTACGCCTTTCAAGATGTACCACCCGACGAGGTTCTCATTAAAACAATTAGCGAAGATTACAAACATTATCGTAGCGTCGGCAACATTTATAAATCCTTGAAACGCTTATTTAGTGTATATCGCTTGGAGGGAGACAAAGAAAATATGGTAAAACTCTCTTCTCTTTTTAATAGCGAAGCAGGCAAACTTTACTCATTATCCAGTAATCTAAAAGCAGTAAAACTAATTTTAGAGAATGACGTATCAGGTAAAAATCTTGGTGAGAAGGTTCGTGTGAATCTACAAGATATATCTAATACAATTGGTCGCCCTCTACGAACCGAGAAAGAGATTGACAACGCAATCAAAGCACTTGACGCAGATATTAATAAGCGAGCGAAAGCGTGGGTCAAAGCAAATAAATCTGTTTTACCGTAGCATATAAGATTTTTTTTTATTCATTTATATTATATAATATGAATGAGTTTAACCTTGCGAATATTGGACGACCTCTTGCTAAAATTACGGGTGGTAAACTTGATAAGCGATTGGTAAGCGTAGCACCGTCAGGTGAAGTAAATCCACAAACAGATAAGACATTTTGTAATATAACTTTGCCTGACGACGCAAAGTTTCAAATTGTTCCTGATACGAAAAAAGAACGCGATATTCTTTATATTACTGGACCGTCGGGTTCAGGTAAAACAACGTTTACTGCGGGGTACTTGGAGCAATACAAGAAAAAGTTTCCGAAGAATCCTATTTATATTTTTTCCGCATTAAAATCGGACGAAACCCTTGATAAAATATCGGGGGTTAAACGCATTAAAATCGGGGCGAACTTGGTTGCTGACCCGCTTGAAATTGACGACTTGAAGGATAGTTGTTGCGTTTTTGATGATATTGATGTTATTAGCGACAAAAAGCACCGAGAAGCAGTATATAAAATCTTGAACTCTATTCTTGAAACGGGGCGACATACGAAAACAACTTGTATTAATACGAATCATCTTCCGACAAACAAAGGTGAAACGCGTAGAATATTAAATGAAAGTCATATTGTCGTTTACTTCCCACATTCCGGTTCTGTTAGGGGTGTAAATTATTTATTACAAGATTACGTCGGTTTAAGTAAAGTTGAGATTGCCTGTATTAAGAAGATGCCGTCTCGTTGGTGTTGTATTTTTAAAAACTATCCACAGATTTTAATGACAGAGCGTAGTATGTGGTTCGTTGGTGCGGGTGATGACAGCGACGATAGTGATTAGTTCACATCATAACCCCGTTGTCTTCTACGTTCACGACGTCTATCTTTACGTCCTGCCACTCATTCGTTCCAAGAGGTTTGACGGACATAATAACACCCTCCTCCTTTGGAGGATTCAAGGCAGGATTGTCTATATCAGGGTCATAATACATTACTGATGAACGGTTCTCTTTCACTTTTTGTGTACCGTAGGGGTCGTGGTCTTTTGCGATTTCAATAGACGTTAGTCCATTACATACACTCGGTATACTTGGTCCATTTTTACCGACTTCGGTTTTATATTTATCCTTATATTTCATTATAATATCCTCGTCAATCAAAGGGGCAATATCAAACAAGTTCTTTAAATCGGTCTTTATCAACGCAAGCATATCCTTCGGATTGCTTCGCATATCCTTATGAAGCGACAATTCTATTTGAATTTTCTTGAAAATCTGTGAAAATTGTAACGAACAGATACGGTGTCCTTCTGCCCTCTTCTGTAATTGAAAATAACTGTCAATACTCTTAATTACACTTACGAATATTGACCCTGTAGACAATATAATAAACATATCGTCATTTTGAATATTCATACCTGTAAGCAATCCAATCACAGAAGACAATACAATAACAGGTATATTGATGATGTTGCTTCTAAACTGGTACTTCTCATAGGCGAGGTTGTGTAAAATTGAAAAACTCTCCGCTTGTTCTCCTTGATGTTTCAACAGCGTTTCAAGTTCAGGCACGTATGCGATTTCGGTCTTCGGCATTCTATATACTTACAAAATATTTTAATTCTACCCCGTGGACTTAAAATACTTAAAGAAGTCAGGGTTGGGGGGCGATTTTTAGTGAGGCAGAATTTTTTTAGTGAGGCAAAAAACCTAATTTTCTCGCGAAGGGGCGTTTTCTATAGAAGTTCAAAAAATTTGACTTTTTGCCCCACTAACTTTCTCTCCCTCACTAAAAACGCGTAATCCAACGAGGACGTGTTTCACTATAAAATGTGTGGGTAAATAATGATACTGCGAGAAGCGGATTTTATATGTGTATAAATATAACTTATAAACAACTTAAACATTATTTTCTACTTAAAGAATATAGAATGGACGCATCCATACAGACCGACGCACCCCCGAAGAAGTATCCTTCGCAACTTGACCCTGCGAAGAGACGGCAATACTATAGCAAGTTTTACGCAAAGAAGCAAGAGTTAGGTACCATTACCTGCCCGATATGCTTCGGTCATTATACCTATTTTAATAAATACCACCATAATAAAGGAGTCCACCATCAACGAGCATTAGACCTCAAACGGCGGATTGATGAAGGCAAGAATCCGAAGAAGTATTTAACTTTAGACGCCTTTTTATCTTTAGAGGATTTAGAGAAAATGCCTATATGTTCCTCTGGACCTGCCTCTTATGCGGGGGATTGTATTTAGGCGATTTTTTTACTTTTTTTCAATATAAAAAACATAAATTGAAAAAAAATTGAATTAGATTATTTACATATAAACTACTTAAAGAAATAATATCTACTATAAGTATATATACTTATATAAATGACTTCTGCCTCTGCTACTGTGAAAGTCATTAGAGGACTTTACTCTAATATTGACGCAACAGCACTCTACAAGGACATACCTTTAGAGACCTTGTCTTCGCCTACTGAATACTATGAAGTGATACTTGACAATACGCCTTGTCGTGCGTTTATTGACCTTGATGGCGAGATGCCTAATACGATGTCTGCTGTGATGTTTAAGGAGTTAATTGAAAGGATTGAGGAGCGTTTCCTATGTGATAAAGAAATTTTGCGTATGAATAATCTTGAAGACCTGATAGGTGTGCGTAATTCGTCGCACTTTGAGGCGTTGTCTGTCAACCCTAAAACAGATGAACGCAAGAAAGTAGCGAAAGTCAGTTTCACTTTGATTTTCAACAGAAAAATTGCCTCTTGTAAGGAGGGGCGTGAATATGCGATAAAAGAGATTTTGCCTGGTCTTCAAGACCTTCTTTTCCCCTTGATTAAAGTAAGCACAAAAAAAATTGAGGGAGAATTGAATGTAGATACGAGTGTATACAGAAAGAACGGCAAGATTCGCTGTCCTAACGCATATAAAATACCTCAACAAAAAGAACGCGTTTCTCGTATTATACGAGGCACTCTTGAAGACAACCTCGTTCAGTTTGTTTCAGAACATAGAAAGGAGGTTACACCTGTCGCTGTCATCAAAGAAGAAGAACCTGTCGTTGTGCCTGACTATCTGCCTGAACCTGAACCTTCGCCTGCGTGCGAAGGCGTTGCGTTGCCTATTAGCACAACCGACAAAGATGTTATTGTTGAACTATTGAAAGGATTGAACGACGCAAGATTTACTACCTATGAATACTGGTTCAAGATGACCTGTGTTATAAAAGAAGAAGGGTTTGATTACAAGACATACGACGACATCTGTGCGACGAAGGCAGGATACAACAAGGCGAACAACAAGGCGACCTATGACAAAATCGTCAAACAAGGCAAACTAAAGATTGCGACACTTTGGTTTTGGTTGAAGCAGGACAATCGTGCGTTATTCAACGAACTTCAGCAGAAACGCAACGACTTCTTCAATATGCTTGACAGAGGATTCGCCGATGTAGATTTTGCGATACTGTTCTACAACGCAAGACCTAACAAATACTTCTACAGCAAGAAGTCGTATTGGTGGGAGATTGATGCGAACAATCGTTACTATAACGAGCAGGATAAAGCACCTCCTGCGTCTCTTGATATGTGTATTACTACAACATTACGAGAAATTTTTGAAGACCAACGAAAGAACCTCAATCCTGAAGCAAAAAAATCAAAAAAACGCAGTTCTGCGTTGCTTGACCTCTATCTCAACATAGGCAACAGCAGACATACAAAGGCGATTGTTGCTTACCTCAAAGACCTTTGTTGTATACCTGACTTTGATGCGAAAATTGATGCGAATACGAATCTACTCGCATTCAACGACAAGGTGTTTGACTTTACTACGGGCGAGTTTCGTCGTCTTCGTCCTGACGATTATGTAAGCAAGTCGTGCGGTTTTGACATCGGCGATGCGATGATTGACCCCTCACAAGAACTCGTCTTGATGATGATAATGAAAGACATCTTTCCTAATGAAATACAACGCGAATACTTTATGAAGTGTTTATCACTATCATTATTCACGAACCGCTTTGAGATGTTGTATCTTCTTACAGGCACAGGAGGCAACGGCAAAGGACTTCTATGTTCTTACCTCACAGCAGGAGGAGGACAATATGTATTGAACGCAGAACAGACATTCTTGACGACTGTGTATAAGGGCGGTGTTGCGAACTCGTGCCTTGCGTCGTGCGAGGGTGTGAGGATAGTGCTTGTCAGCGAACCGAACGCAGACGAACGTTCAAGCAACTTGAATGTTGACTTTGTGAAGATGATTACAGGCAGAGACAGAATATCTGCGAGAATGTTACACAAAAATAATAAGGAGTTTGACCCTTTGTTTACGACCTTTCTGTCTTGTAATACGAAACCTGACATCAAAAAATTAGACAGAGGTATTCTGCGTCGTTTGAGTATTCACCCTTTCACGAGTGAGTTCAAAGCGAATCCTAACCCTTTGAACGCAAATGAAAAGCAACTTGATACTCGTCTGAAAGACCTCACTAAAAACAAGGAGTTCATCAAGACCTTTATGCTTACACTCATACGAAAGGCATACGCAAACAAAGACATTACCTCTATTGAAATGCCTGAATTAAGCAAAGATGCGGTGAATGATTATGTAGCAGAAAATAACTTCTTCAAGGTATGGTTTGACAAGAACTTTACAAAGGTGTCTATGCCTGAAAAATTATCAAAAAGTGAAAAAGATGTATGGCGAGACACGCACACACACAAGACGAGTTTTGTATTACGACAATTCAGTTTAGACAACGAGGGTGTACGCTTTGATGCGAAGGCATTAAAGAACGCACTTACATTCAACGACATCACGCATTCGGTGAAAAACGGTTATTTAAGTGTATACTACTACCTCTATGATTCAGACGCATCACAAGCATCAACGCATTCGTTAAGTGATGAAGAAGAAGAAGAAGTATTACAAGCAGATTGAAACTCACAAAATGTCAACCCTGATTTATAGTGAAAATGAAAAAAATTGAATTGCTTTGACAGCAACAAAGCAATTCAACAAAGCAAAGCAACAAGCAAGATGAACTCACAGACACAAATTGACGAACTCATCATCAGCGTCGCCTCTAAACTCCAACAGAAAACATTTGAAGCGGGAAAGCACGACCGCCCTTGGTGCGAGGAAGCAGAGGAACAACACAGAATGTTTCTCTGCTACATCCCGTTTGAGAAAAAGAAGTCACTCTACGAGAAGTTCTGCGAAGACCTCAAGAAAGCAGATTGAAGAATAATCTATGCTATGCGTGTAATAATCAAAAATATTATCTTTTAGGAATATATAAACGAGAGATTGAGAGAATGAACGAAAAATATAAAAATGACTATTCTTTTGGAAAAGGTAAAGAAGAAACTGTATTAACAAAAATCCGTACCTACTTTAATGAACCTACAATTGAACCTTTGACAGAACGATATTCACGATACGACTACTGCGACAAACAAGGTAAGAAGTATGAATTGAAATCCCGAAGAATGACGAAAGACAGGTTTAATACTACGATGTTGCCCGTTGGAAAATTGTTGTCAGAGAACCCCGAAGGTAATATTTTTTTGTTTCACTTCACCGACGGATTATATTATATCAAATATGACTCCTCTGTATTTAGCACATTCAATATTGCTCCTTATTGCCGAAGCGATAGAGAAGGATATGACACACCTCAAGATTACATTTTCATACCTGTTAATCTATTGACGCAGATTATTTAGGGAAAAATCAATCTAAATAAAATATAGTATTAGTATATACTACATTTTATGACAACGACGAACTTTGAAAAATCTCTCGCCGAGAGATTTACAGACAACGCAATATCACCCGCTTCACAGAAATTATACTTTGCGAACCTTCGTCGCTTGAACGACGGGCAACCTTTACAGAACTTTAAGTTTCTTGAAAAACCTGAAGCAATTGTTGACAAGTTGAGAGATTACGCACCTACGACGCAACGCAACTTCTTTATTGCCGTTGTGAGTGCTTTGAATATTGGTGGTGAGGGTCCGAAGCATAAGAAATTATACGGAAAATACTATGATATTATGCTGGAAAAGAATAAAGAAGTGAAAGAAATCAAACACGACCCCGAGACCTTGCCGAAGTGGAATGATATAACTGAAAAACGCAATACTCTTGGGAATCAAGTCGCTTCGTTCGCAGATACGAAGCAATTGACACCGACGCAGTATGAAACACTCTTACGCTGGGTAGTTGTTTCGCTTTATACACTTCAAGCACCAAGACGCAACGGCGATTATCTGAATGCTTATATTATTGAAAAGAACCGACCTGACTTGTCATCAGACCGAAATTATATCACACTCAAAGACCCACAGGAGTTCATTTTTCATAAATACAAAACAGACAAGACATATGGTACACATATTGAACCTGTTGACGCTGAACTGAAAAAAGTGCTTGCGATTTATTTTAGACATCACCCCCTTCTACGCAACGGCAAGTTGCCGAAGGATATGACCGCAGTCAAGTTTTTAGTGTATGCTGACGGCGAACCCCTATCGCAATTGAACGCAATCACACGCATACTGAACTCTGCTTTAGGCAAAGGCACGGGTTCAAGTAAACTGCGACACGCCTACCTGACAGACAAATACGGTAAGGTTAGTGAAGAACAGAAGGAGGACGCACTCAAAATGGGGCATAGTACCGAACAACAAAAAGAATATATTTACACAAGTAAATAATATACATTTAGGGAAAAACGCCTAAAATATTATCCGTATATTATTTATAATTATGCCAAACAAGATTATTATTGACAAGGACGGTAAATTACTGTCAGTTCGCACTTTGACACAAGAATTGCTTGATAATGTCATTAGTTTAATCAAAACGGAGAATCCAAGTGTCAACATACCTGACGATTTTGCTGGTAAACTATTGCCTCCTGTGAAGAAAGGATATGCTGAAGACCTACTTTATGATGAACGTATGCCGAAATGGGAAATCCGCGAAGAGTTACGTGATATGCCGAGTATTGAAATTACCGTCAATCGCACACCTGAACGCCTGAAAATGCTGAACCAAATCTTCGCCCCTCAAAAAATAACCGAGCGAACAAGAGGTATTTTTTACCCGAAACGCCCCGAAGATTATTCTAAATACTGGAACAACAATATTTGGATTACGAATGACAATCCACCGCCGAAATATCCTATCTATATCCTATCAAAAGGACGCTGGGAGAAGCGACAAACAAGCAGATATTTAGAGTGGTGTGACATACCGTATCGTATCGTTGTAGAACCACAAGAAGTAGAGAATTATGTAGGGTCAGGTATAGACCGCAGTAAAATTCTTGTTTTACCCGACGAATATTTAAATAAGGGACAAGGAGGTATACCTGCCCGCAATTTTATATGGCGACACAGCACCGCCGAAGGACACAAACGTCACTGGGTGTTGGACGATAATATATCGCACTACGAGCGAATGTTTCGTAGTGAACGAGTAATCGCAAAGGGTTCATTCGTGTTTCGCATTATTGAAGATTATACCGACCAGTATGACAATATCAAACTCGCAGGACATAATTACCGAATGTTTGTCATTACAACAAATACACGTCTACCCCCTATTATCAAAAATACCCGCATTTATTCGTCAATTCTTGTTTCAAATGATATACCAACGATTCTTGGTGAAGAAGAGATGTGGCGAGGCAAGTATAACGAAGATGTAGATTTATCCTGCCGTGTTCTCAAGGCAGGACTCGGAACAGCACTATTTAATGTAATCCCTGCGAACAAAGAGACAACGATGTTCTCAAAAGGGGGCAATACGAGTTCTATTTATTCGGTTGAAGATTACGCACTTTTGAAAGCACAAAGTTTATTAGAACAACACCCCGATATAACGCACTTGATTACTCGTTTTGGACGAATTCATCACAGCGTAAACTACTTGCCCTTTAAAAATATTGACTGGCAGTATGTACCCGAGCGTGAAAAACCGAAGGGTGAATACGGTATGTATTTAACAGATAGACCAAAGACAGGATTATTCAGCAAAGAAAGAATACAATACAAAGACAAAGAAAAAAAATCTTGATACATTATATACGAAAAAAATGCCGTATGAAATCAGAAAAGTTCATAAAGGGTGGAAGGTGTTTACAAAAGGGACAGACCGTTCACATAGCAACGACCCCTTACCTTTAGCAAGAGCAAAAGAGCAACTCAAAGCATTATACGCGAATGCCGACCCTACGGACGAAGCGAAGAAAGGTGGTTCTACTTTACTGGCGAGGGTGCTGTTTCCGACGGCGTCGGCGATATATGATACTGTTTTGGGTAAAAATATATTTACAGGACAAGGACGAGGGTTGATTGGCGGGTTTGATGACTCTGATTGGACTGTTTTATACGGCGGTGTAGAAGATGACGACGCGATAGACCAAGGTTCAAAAGAAGACGCAGAAGCACTTGTAAAACAAGCAGAGGATAAGTTTGATGTTGAAGAAGCAACAGGCGAACCCGAATATTTGAAACAAGCGAAAGCATTTGCGAAAAAGGCAGGATATAAAGATGCCTCTTCTTTGAAACTCGCAGATGACGGTAAGCATAAATTAGAATTACGTGGTGTCAAGTTCGGCAGTATTACGAACAACGACTTCATTATTTATAAACAACACTTTCCGGCAATCGCCGAAAAGAAAAGAAAGCAATATCTCGCAAGGGCGAAAAAAATCAAAGGCGACTGGGCGAAAAATAAGTATTCGCCGAACTCGCTGGCGATAAATATATTGTGGGACGGTGCGAGAAAAGCGGGAGGTTTTGACTTTGGTGATTTATTGAGTGGAGCAGTCCAAGAAGGGACAAAGTTGATAGGCGATACAGTAAGCGATTTTTTTAAAACTCCTGAAGAGAAAGAGAAAGAACGCAAACGCAAAGAAGCGTGTGAGATATGTAAAGGAGGCGAGAAGAAAATGAACTTTCGTAAAGAAGGAGATGACCCTCGCAATTGGGGGTATGATGAGGAGGAGGAAATAGAAGCACCTCCTCCAGAGCAACCCCAGTTTATAGGCGACCCTACGCAATTTAAACCCTTACCCTATGACCCTAACAATCCTCTAATGTATATGGTAGGAGGAGCAGTACCACTTAACAAAAAACTCTATGAAAAGGCAAAAGAAATCGTCTACCCTCGCTATAAAAAACCGTCAGCATATCGTAGCGGAGCAGTTGTTAAACTTTATAAAGAGATGGGCGGTAAGTTTAAAGACAATAACGGTAGACCTCTCGCCCGTTGGTTTCGTGAAGAGTGGAAAGATGTAGGTAATAAAGAATATCCTGTTTATCGCCCAACCAAAAGGGTAAGCAAAGATACACCCCTAACCGCAAGTGAGATAGACCCTGAAAATCTGCGACTTCAGATTCGCGAAAAACAAGAAATACGTGGTGAAAAAAATCTAAAACCCTTCGTAAAAAAGGGTGGACGACTCGCACAAACCGACGAAGAAGAAACGAAAATTGCGAAAAAGATTATACAGAAAGTCGCAGGAGAACAGAACGCAGAAGTGAAAAAAGTTTCTGAAACCCCTATGGGTGATGATAATATTCGCAAATATCTACCAAATGCGAAGATATTAAAATATAGCGAACTTGCTGATGTCAGCAATATTGAAGAACTTTTGCCTTCGCCTAAATCATACTTTTTCTTGCTTTACGAACGTTCAATTAACAACGGTCACTGGGTCGTTGTGAACCGATATATTGACAACGGCAGAGATACAATCTGCTACTTCTGTTCTTACGGTAGTAAGATTGATGCTCCTCTTCGTTGGAACTCACCCGAACAAAATCACGAATTAGGACAGGATAAACCGTATCTTACAATCCTTTTACGCAATTCAGGCAAGAAACTTCAATACAACAACGTTCAGTACCAAAGTAAAACTTCGCCTGTTGCGACGTGCGGTGCGTTCGCTACGCTTTGGATAAAGGCGAATCTACGTGATGATATGACGCTTCAAGATTTTCACGAGTGGATTGCCGAGATAAAAAAAGAGACAGGACTGTCCTACGACGCAATTGCGTCAAATGCGATTAGTCAACGTTCATATTAGGAGGGCGAAACGTATACGAATCGCGAAAATGCTCTCTACGACAATCTTTACAAATTGCGTTGCCGTCAAGGTCTTCGCAATATTTTTTCTTGCTCTGAATGCCGTCACAATAATAACACCTCCATTTATTTTTATTGCGACACGCACTACACCAATCGCCATTCATCTCATCATCACTATCACACATATTCAGTTGACAAGTAAAGCAGGTGTTGTATACAGGGCGAAGTTCGTGTTTTCTCGCAATCAACTTATCCTTAAAATTGCCCGCTACAGAACACAAATCTTGTATCAAGTTCATCATCTTTACGACATCATCATATTCAGTCAAGCACGAACACGCTATATATTTCACTCGCATCACTTCATTTATAAAGACGCGTTGCGTCTCTTCAAAGTTCTTGATTTCTTCGCTCATTCGTTCGTCTGTCTACATAAATTGAATATAGGTTTCAAATTTTCAATTTATGTTTTTTTAGTGAGGCAGATTGATTTTAGTGGGGCAAAAAGTCAAACTTTTTACATATCTATAGAATTCGCCTCCTATGCGAAAAATCGTGTTTTTTGCCTCACTAAAAACATTCTCCCTCACTAAAAATCACGCCTCTTGCCTCCTTACTGACATACTATAACCTCCGTGAAACACAGGATTACGCCAAGTATGTTCGCGAAGAATATCTTTACCGAACCAGTAGATAGGCGAAAGGGCGAACTGCTTTGCTTGGTCCCACCCGAAAGGTTGATTAGATTTTCGCACTTCACCCTGCGTGCCTTGTGCGAGTGAACGTTGCCCGAACATTTTATAAAGCGGGTCTCCTGTCGCATAAACACGATAATTATCAAGGTTCGTATTCGCGAGGTCTTGAACTTGTATCGCAGGATTATATGTGCGTGCTGACAATATCAATCCTGCTTTTAACCACTCGTCAATAATAACACCTGCGAGAGAATGTCCTGTAGCGTAATAATAGAATTGCGTAGGTAAATAATCTTGCTGAAACTGTGTTAGAGTTTCTGTATCTTGAACGTATCGTTGTGTGCTGACAATTTTGTCTAAAACAACAGGCAACCACGCTTCTAAATCTGTAAAATCTGCTGTACCACGAACTGCTACAACAATTACAGGATAATCATCTTTCTTGAAAAACTTTAGTGTCGGGGTTTGTTTTAGCAACGTAAACCCGTCTATTGTGCCTGTATAATTATCAGCATAAGAAGCACCTGCCATCTCATAAAGAGTGGACTTATCGGGCAATTGTAGATTAGGGTCTGTGGTATTCTTGTCTACGCTCATTTTATATTAATACACGAAAAAAAAATCTGTAGTATAATTATAAAGATGTCTTCATCAAGTATTATTGGTCCGAACAATAAGATTTTTGATAATGTGTTGCCTAACCCTTATCCGTTTCCGGCACAGGCAAACTCACTCGCTCAAGTGTTGATTGCGGGTAATGACGCGGGGAATCAGGATATAGTAAATGTTAATCTTATTGACGCACAGAAATTTACACAAGCAACAACAAAAGGGTCGCTAATTGTAGGTGATGGAACGGTAAGTCAAGAATTACCTGTAGGTGCGAACGGTTTAATTCTTCAAGCAAACTCTGCTGTGCCTTACGGTGTAGAGTGGGTTGCTGGTGGTGGCGGAGGTCCAATCGGTCCAACGGGTCCGCAAGGAGTTCAAGGTATTCAGGGTGTTCCGGGTGTAGCAGGTGCGACAGGTGCGACGGGTGATACTGGTCCACAAGGTCCGCAGGGTCCGCAAGGCATTCAAGGTATACAGGGTGCGACAGGTGATACAGGTTCGCAGGGTCCCGTGGGTCCAACTGGTCCGCAAGGTATTCAGGGTATTCAGGGTGATACAGGTCCAACGGGTCCGCAGGGTGCTCCGGGTCAGTCCTCGTCATTTTACAATTATAGGACAGATACGACGAATCAAACGCCCGTGCCTCCTATTGCGACTGGTAAAGTAAGATGGAATGCGGTAAATACAACAACAGCAACAAAATTGTTTGTAAGCGTTTTTGATGAGGCGAGTGACGATTTAGAGATTTTGTTAGGTAATCTTGGAGCGGGCGATACTCTCATCATTCAAGACCAAAATACTTCGGCGAACAAGCAAGAATGGGACATTACTGGGGCAACAGTCACATCAGGATTAATGGTTGAATACGACGTAACTTTGGCATCAGGGTCTTTTGATTTTGCCACCCTCACAAACAATCACCCGATTTTGCTAATTGCTTATGCTGTTGGTCCACAGGGTCCACAAGGTCCGCAGGGTCCGCAAGGTATTCAGGGTATTCAGGGTGCGACAGGTGCGACGGGTGATACTGGTCCGCAGGGTCCGCAGGGTATTCAAGGTATTCAAGGTATTCAGGGTGCGACAGGTGATACGGGTCCAACGGGTCCGCAAGGTATTCAAGGTATACAAGGCATACAAGGTGATACTGGTCCGCAAGGAGTTCAAGGTATTCAGGGTATTCAGGGTCCGCAGGGTAATCAAGGTCCGCAGGGTCCGACTGGTCCACAGGGTGTAACTGGACCAGCAGGTTCAGCAACGTATGTTGCGTGGTCTCCAACCTTTACAAACTTTACTCTTGGAAACGGAAGCGTCACAGCAAGATACGCACAACAAGGTAAGTTCGTTGATGTGTATGTTGTAATTGTATTTGGTTCAACTACGACATTAGACCCTGTGAATCCTTTGATAATGGACGTACCAGTTGCTATAAATACCTCATTCGCTGGAGACCAAGCGGGAGCGTTGAACGGTAATCTTTCTATGTTGGATATTAGTGTTTTTAATACTTTTTATGGTATAGTTCAATACAATACAGGAGGATTAAGCGTTCGTCCACGAGCATATTATTTATCAGGCAATTATCAACTACAACAGGCAATCACATCAACCACACCTTTTACTTGGGGAGTAGGTGATAGAATGTGGATGGCATTTTCATATGAATCTGTTTAAGGATTTATTTTATCTGCCTTTATTATATTGAGGCACATAAAATGACATTCTATGACTTGAATATGAACTCTAAAAAAATCACCGCAACAACGGCGGTAGAGAGAGATTCAGCAGTAGCAGGGACAAGCGTTCAGCAAGTATATAAGGCAAGCAATAGCAGTCCTGCGAATTGTGCTACTGAATTGCGAATGGCGGGAGGGTCGCAGGCAAACACAGGAACGGTTGATTTATTCGTCAATCCTGACGCATCAAAACAACTCGCAGGATACTACGCTTATACAGCGACAAGTCCGGGTTTATTTTTGCGAAGTAGTATCCCCGATACAGCACAATCGGGGACTGAATATTGTGTTCTTACGGACAACGCAACTCCCGCTGTAAATGAGTTGCCTGAAAATAAAATATATTTAAGGAGCAGTTCAACATTAGCAAATAATACAATCACACTACGAAGTGCTTTTGATATGCTAGGTCAAGAAACTAATCTGGCGTTGGGTATAGATAGTTTTTTATTATCCGTGAATAATAATTCAGTTTTATCAATACCAACTGGCAGTTCAACAACAGGAGAATTGAGGTGTAACCGAAGAATAAAGTTTAATACCGACTCCAGCGTCTCACAAACAGGTATTCTTGCGAACTCAACCATTAATGCGACGACGACAGGAAGCACTACACTCACCAACGCAGACGCATTTAGAACCGTTATTAATACGCCTTCGGCGGTGGGTCGTATCTTTGTTCTACCCGCACCGTCAGCAACAAATATAGGATACTGGTGGGAGGTGTGTAATAAATCTGCTTCACAATCCATCACGATAAATAGCAACGGAGGTGTCGCACTCGCAACCATATCAGCAACAACGGCAGGAGGGGCGGGGAATGTGGCGAGGATAGGGATAGATAGTGCGGGGACAAGTTATTTTCGCACACAGTAATATTTTTTTATCTGCTTTTATTATATTGAGGCACATAAAAAATGACTTACTATGACTTGAATATGAATAGTAAGAGTATTACTAACCTTACGAGTTTGAGGGGCAGTAATCAAATGATAGTGACTTACGGTAATACAGTCGCCACAACCGCAGGTAAGTTATATTATTTAGACGCTACTAACAACTGGATTGAGGCGACGAACAGCAATTCAGCAGGTTTTCAACTCGCAGTCGCGAACGGCAGTTCTTCGTCCGTTGATGGTATGATATTATATGGGACAATAACAAATGCTACATACTACTCCGCCTTTTCGGTGGGTGGAGCGTTATATGTTTCGTCTACAAGTGGTTTAATGACAAATACAGCACCTTCAAGTAGTATTAGAGTATTAGGCAATTCATTAGGTTCTAATCAAATATTTTTTTCACCATCTAATATATTATCAGTCGCAACAGGAATGAGTGGATATGGTATAGCAACAGGAGCGGGGACATCAGGATATACTACATCATCAATCACAGACCCCAGTTTAAATAACACAGCATATCAGTTGTTAAGATGGACGTCAACAACAGGCACAAATAGTATGACCGTGTCAACGGCGGGTCTCTTTGAGATTTTTGTATTAGGTGGTGGTGGTGGTGCGGGCAATAATTCAAGTTCGGGTTCGGGTGGTGGTGGTGGAGCAGGGCAACTTGTAAAACAAACTGTATATTTAGGTGTAGGTGCTTACACAATTATCGTTGGAGCAGGTGGGGGTGCTGGAACTGCGGGTAGTGGAACAGGCACACGAAGCGGGAACAGAGGAGGTTATTCGGCAATCTGTCCTACTACTCCTGCTTACCCGAAAATAATTGCGGTAGGTGGGGGTGGTGGTATGGCGAGTTCTGCGGGTGGTGGAAACGCGGCACTCAACTCCTACGCAAGAACAACTCTTTTTTCTGATAGTTATTGTGGCGGTGGTGGAGCAAGTCCTCAAACGAATACTGCCGAAGTAGTTGAGTATAATGTTTTTTCACCGACAAATGTTTTTGGTGGAAACCAAATCGGGTTCGGTGATAATACACTTACGACAGGAGGGTTTTTTGGTGGAACAGGATATAATAATAGCAACTATTCTGCGACGGGTGGTGGTGCTGGTGTGGGTGGAGCAGGTGGCGATTACACACAAACAGGAGGACAAGAAACGATGCGAGGTGGTGCTGGTGGTCTTGGTATTTATGATACTTTTACAGGTGCGATTGTGGGTTATGCTGGTGGCGGGTGCGGAGGACACGCTACAACTCAAGCAATTCAAACTTCTCTTTATGGTGGTGGGTCAGGTTGTAATACTTCAACTGTTGCGACTGCTGGAACTGCGAATACGGGTGGTGGCGGTGGAGGAGGAGCAAATCAAAATCTAAATGGTGGTGCGGGACAGAGTGGCGGTTCAGGAGTAGTGATGGTGAGGTATAGGACATAAAAAGTTAGTGAGGGAGACAAGTTTTAGTGGGGCAAAAAGTCAAACTTTTTTGAACTTCTATAGAAAACGCTGTTTATGAGAAAAATCGTGTTTTTTGCCTCACTAAAAACAACCTGCCTCACTAAAAAATATTCTAATGCTAATATAAATGTTGTTGACAATCGCAAAGGGTGTTTTATACTATGTTCTGCCTAATATTGCTGATATTGCTGTTTATCTTCTCATTAAAACTGTGGTGAATAGATATATATGAAAAATAATCTTCTTGATATATATCAAACGAATATTTAGATAATGTCTGTCAGTTCTATTATTAACTCGGCGACGGGTAAATTATATGCGAATGTAATACCAGCAGGTGGAGGTACCAATTTTACGGGAGAGGGACAATTGATATATGGAGGTCCAGCACCTGATTACGCAGACCAGCAATTAAATATAGGCAACGCAGGACAAGTTTTAAGTGTTGCTGGCGGTATACCTACGTGGCAAGATGCGGGTGGGTCAGGACTCATATCGGTAAACTTGCCCCTGATTGAAGAGGCAGACCCAGCACCAAATAGCAAAATCAGTATTAATTTTTCTGCGAATGTTGGTGAAATACCTTATGGGACGGGGGTGGCAAAAGTGGGGGCATTAACAAATGCTTCGCAAGCAGGGCAGGTATTAGGCGTCAACAACGGTGTCCCTGCTTGGATAAACGCAGGAGGTTCAGGCACAATCACAGCACTCGCACCGCTTACCGAATACGCAGTTGCGAATGCGAGCAATATTGCGATTGATTTTACAGCAAAGGGCGATTTAGTTGTTGGTGGTGGAGTTCAAGTTGGAGGAGAACCGGTCGCCGGACTTATTTTACCAGTTGGGGCAAACGATACAGTATTGACTGCGAATTCAGCAACAGCGTCGGGTCTTGAGTGGAAAGCGTCAGGTTCAGGTTCAACGCCGATTATATATAAAAATGATATTGATAATACACCTCTCACCATTCAACCACCAGCGACCGTTAATGATACGTGTGTCATCATATCAAATAGAACATATCACACATATAGTCAACAGATAAAAAATCAACCTTCAACAACGGGTACTCCTGTTGATGTAATCACAAATCCCACTCAAATTTTTTTCACTTGGACCCCTCCTAATGATATTCTTATCACTTCATTCACGGCGAATGTCTATATATCAGCAAGCGACCAAACCCCGCAAGCATTAAACGACACGGCAACTTGTAATTTATGTAACGCAGGGGCAACGCAGGTTTTACTACAAGGTCAAATCGCTTCATTTAATATATTTTTCACGGGTCTTCTCGCAATCAATTCGCAAGCAAACGCATCATATCAAGTGGTCGGTGGAACGACATATACCTTTGTTTTTCAGTTATTAACCGTTCAAGGCATAACTCCGACTGTTCAACTAATAGATACGGGTGGTGGTAATTTTTCTGGAAATATAACTGTGAATGGGAATGAATATCAAAATATACCAGCAACCTTTACGCTCACGCCTCCTGCGAAGTTTAGAGTAGCAGGGGCATTATCGCCGACTGGTGACACCTCCGCAACCTGTGAAAATTTTTCTTCACAAAGTTTCGTCGCAAGCGGAGATTTAAATAATTGGATTGCGACAAATGGAGTGAATGGAGGAGTTGCTTTTGTGCCATAAGTAATAATCTTTTTTCTTGATACATATAAAGAAAGAAGTTTACGAATATTTAGAAATGTCAGTCAGTTCTATTATTAATTCAGCAACTGGCAAAATATATGCTAATTTAATACCCGCAGGGGCAGGCACGGACTTTACACAAGAAGGGCAACTGGTATACGGTGGTCCAGCACCCGATTACGCAGACCAGTTATTAAATATAGGCAACGCAGGTCAGATTTTAGGTGTTGCTGGTGGTATACCTACGTGGCAAGATGCGGGCGGTTCAGGTCTCATAACGGCAAACTTACCCCTGATTGAAGAGGCAGACCCAGCACCAAATAGCAAAATCAGTATTAATTTTTCAAATGCCCTTGTTGGTGAAATACCTTATGGGACGGGTCAGGCAAAAGTGGGGGCATTAACAAACGCTCCGCAAGCAGGGCAAATATTAGGTGTTGCTGGTGGTGTCCCTGCTTGGATAAACGCAGGAGGTTCAGGCACAGTTACGGCACTCGCACCGCTTACTGAATATGCTGACGGGACAGCAAGTAAGGTTGCGATTGATTTTACGGCAAAGGGAGATTTAGTTGTAGGCGGTGGCGTTCAAGTAGGAGGTAATCCGGTCGCTGGAGTCATTTTACCAGTAGGAGCAAATGATTATGTGTTGACTGCGAATTCAGCAACAGCGTCGGGTCTTGAATGGAGAGCGAGTGGAGGGGGTTCTTCGGCAACTATATTTAGAGATAGTCAAGATAATTCAACAGGATATATCGCACAAATACAAAAACCAATAACGGCAAATGATACGTGTATCATAGTCGCAGATAGAACATATCACCCATACAATCAACAAGTTAAGAACACGCCGTCACAAGCGGGTACTCCTGTGGATGCGACCACACAACAGGGTATCCCGTTTTTTACATTTACAGCACCAAACGATTTAACAGTAACAGGATTTAGCGGACAAATATATTTACAAAACGGCGGTCTCCCCACACAAGACCCCAATCAAGGTGGTATGGGAATGTTTAATCAAAATTACACGCAAGTATTAATAAATAGCGATGAAATGAACTGGTTGAATGCCGGTAATGCTAATGTCCCTTTTACAGCAACAGGAGCATCAGTTGCTTTAGTATCAGGACAAGTCGTTCAATTTAATTTTAGTGTTGATAATAGTACCGGTTCTGTTGATGCTGTTGATACGGGGGGTGGTGTTTATTCGGGTAATTTAACTATAACTGGTATTGAATTTAGTGGTTTGCCAGTAAAGTTTCAAATCACCCCTAATACTTCAAAGTTCAAAGAGACCAACGATTTAGCAGGAAAATCATTCGCAACTTGTGCTAATTTTTCTTCTCAATTATTCGTCGCAAGCGGAGATTTAGAAGATTGGATACTTGTCGGCGGAATAAATGCTGGAGTAACTATTACAAATTAAGGCAAAATTATTATCTTTGTATGTATTATAACAACAAGTTCAAAATATGTCCGCATCAGCACTCGCAAATGCTTCACCTGTCGCCTTTTATCCTACAGTCATTCAGGTAGGAACCATTACAAAACCGGCGGCCGGAGCAGAACTCGTCGTCCCTTGTTTGTCTATTCTTGCTACTGATGAAGTCGTTTGTATTACACGCACCAAGACCGCTGGTGGTGCCGGCATCTCAACAGGTGGATTCGTCAGCAGTATTACCCCTGCTACATCTTTCGGTTATACGGCAGATGATGCTACTTTCGCAGGCACGATTGACTATATGGTCGTTCGCCACAGTTGCCCGAGAGTTGTCAACGCACCTTAAGCAAAAAGTTAGTGAGGCACCTCATTTTTAGTGAGGCAAAAAGTCAAACTTTTCATCTTTTCTATAAAAACGCTGTTTATAGAAAAAATCTTGCTTTCTCCCCCACTAAAAACATTCTCCCTCACTAAAAACGCAGATTATTACGCGACCCCTCAAGATTATTACTGTAATAGTATAAGAATAATACACTTTTACAGTAAAAATAAATTTATTTTTACTGTAATAACCTAAATTCAGTAGATTATTACGCATTTCTTTAGATTATTACCACCCCTTATCGCGAAAAAGGATTATTACAAAGATTATTTAGACAGAATATTTTATATAATTATAAGATATAGCATAAATGTCGCAACCAAGTCAGATATATTACGATTTAGATGTCGTGAATACGACCCAACCTGCTATTACTTTATCGTCTACCGCTCAACCGAATCGTTTGACATTTACAGAGGTAAGAAGCAGTCCAATTTTAGACAATCCCTCCGATTACTTTTTGAGTATTGTCCGATTTAGTTTAGATACTGCTGGTAGTATGCCTCTCTTTCTGCCTCAAATTGATTTAATGAATACTGTAGGGGCGACTCCGTGGAACAATACTGTATACTATGTTTCAGTTGAGTATAACCCTCCTGCTACTCCTGCTGACAGAATAATCGCAAAGAAGAGAGTTATTTACGTGCCTCAAGACAATACGTATACCCCTCCGACTCAAGCACCAACAACTTTAGAACAAGCAACAGCACCTTACTACTGGTTAAACAACATTCAAGCGTTTATCTGTATGATTAATGAAGCACTCAAAGATGCTTATGCTGATGTAATCGCACAGGCGGGGGCAAGTTTGCCTCCTATTGTCCTACCTGCGACTTGGGTTGCGGGTAATGAACCTTATCTTCTTTGGGACGCAAGCACAGGCAAGGCAACTTTAGTCGCACAGGAGGACTTGTTTACGCAGGATTGTTTATCTTTAGGGAGTGCTGAAGGTTTTGTTTATTTTAACAATCCTCTCTTCATTCTGTTTTCATCTTTTCAGTCGGTACACAATTATACATTCAATCCTAATCCTGCGAATATTAATGATACAGAGGCAAACTATTTATTGAAGATATTTAACAAAAAAGGAGGGGCGGTATTAGGCAACTATGTCGCATCAAACGCGAATAATGGACCACCATATAACGCAATTTATATGGAGCAACCTTATAGCACAGGTTCTACGATGTGTCCCATTCAATCTCTCGTATTTACGACTACGCTTGTGCCTGTTTTGCCTCAACTGATAGGTATACCTCGCATTTTGACGAACAACAATTCTTCTTCAGGAGCAAACGACAATTTAAGCAACGAGATTACAGATTTAGTCGTTAATTTAAATACCGGAACCGAGTATTTTCCGAATGTTCTCTATTTACCTACCGCCGAATACCGATTGATTGATTTACAAGGCAATAGTCCACTATATGGTATTCAGATAAGCGTCCAGTGGAAAGACATTTACGGCATTTACCACGATTTTTTTCTACAGAATGGTTGTTCTTGTTCTCTGAAGATATTATTTCGTAGAAAAGACCAAGGATACTTTTAGACAATTTTAGGAGAATATCATCATTTTTTTATCTTTGTATGTATTATAACAAACAAAGTTAAATTATGGCATCTGCTGATTTTGAGAAGATTTGCGTTCAGGACGATTTGCTCTTGACTACTGACAAGGTTCGCTATGCGGTCTTTAAGGGAGCACAGAATATCACTCCTTCGCAGTATGAGGCAATTTCAAAGTCACCCTCTTCTATCACCTTCAACGTTCAATTGCCGAGTGAGTCCACGGTTTTTAGCAGACGTATTATGGTGGAGACACGTATGACCGTTCAGTTCACCTTGACTCCTACTGGTAATGGTGGTGACGGACAAAGATTCGTCAATCCGGGTTATTCGTCCGCTTTAGGTCCATTCCCCTTTCATTCTTGCTGTAATACGATACAGGCAACCATCAACAACAATACTGTCTCACAGAATCAGAAGGACATTATGTTTCAGTTGCTTCGCTTCGGTGACCGTCGTGAAGTTGCTCGCTACAACAACGCTACTCCTACCCAGTATGATAGTTATGCGAGGTATTATCAGGCACTCGGTGCGAACAACAATCCTCTTGGTGCTTGGAATGACAACGCTTTAGACCAAGATTTTCAGAGCAGAGGACAGTTTATTCTTGAAAGTATTACTGGTAATAGTGTAAAAGTCGCTGGCAACAACGACCCTAAAGTCATCACCATTACTTTTCTGACTCGTGAACCTCTGATGATGAGTCCGTTTATTTGGTGCGACCCTGAAAGCAATAATCAGGGTATGTATGGAGTCCAGACCTTGAATTTCACGTTCAATCTCGGCAACGCAAACAAGGCATTTCGTCTTGCTCACGGTCAGTATGGTACTGCTGGCAATCTTGCTCCTGCCGATAATAATACTTGGTTTAGTGTTAGTGATGCTACGATTACGAATGTTGAGAGTTCTCGTCTTTTGATGTTGTTTCTTACTCGTCAACCTTCTAACCTCGTTAGTGCGAGAAACGTTCTGCCCTTTGCCGAATATCCTCGTTATTTGACGAATATCGCCTCACCCCTAACCGCTGCCGGAGGTGGTTCTTCTGTAGAACAGACATTTCAGAGTATTCAGTTGAACTCTGTCCCCGATAAACTCATTATTGTTGCTCGTAAGATTATGGGGAATCAGAACGGAGCAGATGCCGATAGTTTCTTGCCTATTTCTAACATCAACATCTCGTTCAACAATAAGGCGGGTCTTCTTTCAGGTGCGACCCAGTGGGACCTTTGGCGTATGTCTGTTGAAAGTGGTTCTAATCAGACGTGGGCGGAGTTTAGCGGTAAGACCTACAAGGGACAGAATGTCGCCCCTGCTGGAGATACTGCCCTGCCCGAAGAGATTGCTACTTGCGGTTCTGTTCTTGCTCTTGAGTTCGGACGTCATATTGAACTGGATGACGTGTACGCACCGGGGTCCATCGGAGCATTTCAATTGTTGTTTAAAGTCCGTGTTGAAAACAATACTGGTTTAGCGATTAATGCGAATCAGTATGAGTTGGTTTTGATTACTATGAACTCGGGTGTGTTCGCGATTGAACGTGGTACTTCACAGACGTATACCGCTATTCTGTCTCGTGCTGATGTGCTTGCCGTCTCTTCTCGTCCTCAATATTCTAAATCGGGTCTTGCTCGCCTTGTTGGAGGTGCTGTTGAAGACAAGGTTAAGATGCTTGCTCGTCCTTTGATGGATGCTGTGGGTATGGGAACTTCAGGCGGTGGTTTGAGTGGTGGCGGTCAGTCAGGCGGTGGTTTGAGTGGTGGTGGTGCTTCAGGCGGTGGACAGTCGGGCGGACGTATGGCGAAACATTTAGGTATGTAATATATAAATGACTTACCACGAAAACTTACACTACTTTAAACACTTACAACCTTATTTAGTAAAACATCACCGACAGATTGAAGAGAAGCGTGATGAAGTAAAAAAGAAGATTGGAGGTGTAGCATTACAGAAGGCATACTTCGTTTGCGACTGTGGAGAAACTGTGCGGTTCTGCTCCTTTCGTCCACACTTCGCAAGCAAAAAGCATAGGAAAATATGCGGGGATTTACCTGATTGTGATTAATTTTTTTGAAAATAATAAATTTTCAAAAAAAAGTATGATAATGTGATTTATAGTGAAAATGAAAAAAAATTGATTCGTTTTTCTGATTACCTGACAGATGACAGGCAATCAATTACGATACGCAACACACAAACGATAATGGCAGGACAACAGAGCAACGTTCACATCAACAAACAACAGGCAGAGATGTTTCGCGAGATACTCACCTCGCTTGAATATCAGGTATTCAGCAACGACGACGAGGTATGCGACTATGTCAAGCACACTCTCAATCACCGCGTATTTGAGAACGACGAAGATGTAACCGAGTATGTGCTTGAAGAAGACGACATCAAGGAGGAGTTGCTGAACGAGTGGCGTGACGAGGTGATTGAGGAGTTCACCGACAACCACATTTGCTTTGAGGACGACGAAGAGGTCACCGCGTATGTTCTGAACGACGCGTCTATGACTGAAGAGGTGTTTGAGGGTTGGTTTCAGAAATACAAAGGAGACCGCCTTCTGTTTGAAAGCGAGTTTGATGCTGTGAAGTATCTTCGCGACACAGGACGCTACAATATCTACGAAGGAGACGGCGAACCTCTTGAAGACCCCCCTTGTTGCCTCACCGCACAGGCACTCAAAGAAACCGAAACGAAACTCGCCGACGCAGAGGCACAACTCACCGCACTCAACAACGAGTTTGAGAGGTTGAAGGAGCAAAATGAGAGGTTCTTTCAGACGATTCAGAAGCAACAAAAGGAGTGCGAGGAGTTGGCGTTGGTCAAGACACTCTTCAGGGGTCTTGTGTCGTGCTAATAATCACAATACTCACGACGCATCACGCATTCAGGTTCAGGTTCAGGTAAGATATAGGGGTCGGACATAAACGGCGAACCGAAGGTATGTACGGATTGTGAGTTCATTTGTTCTAACACTTTTTCTTTCAATCGTTGGAGTTCTTTCTCAATCTTTTCAATACTGCTTAATAGTGTCTCCATACTTCACGTTGTTTACCTTATAAACAAGGTGGAGAAAAAACGCTGTCCTAATCAACGACAGGTAAAATCAATTTTTGGTGGTAGAGAAACAGATACTCTTGGGTTCGGACACAACGCAGGTAGAACCGTCTTTACAAAATCTACGACTGGTTTGATTGGCGGACGCGGAAGAGGACGAGGCATTCTTTCTAAAGTATCTAAATATTTTATTTTTGCGTGGACTTCGCGTTTTTAGTGAGGCAGATTTTTTTAGTGAGGCAAAAAGTCAAACTTTTCGCATAACTATAGAAATCGCTATATATGAAAAAAATCAGGTTTTTTGCCCCACTAAAACCTTTCTCCCTCACTAACTTTTATATCTCTGCCCTACAACTCGGACATTTTTTCTTTAAACTCCTTGAATCACTTGCGACATTCAGGGGCAAGTTCGCATAACACCCCTTACATAGTAGATGTCCACACCACGCAATATGTATCGTATCCTTTTCAAGCAACTCAAAGCACACAGGACAAGTAAACTCACGATTCAATTCACTCGCCATATCCCACAATTCATTTGTGATATGTTGAGGCAGAATCGCAGGGCGTTCAAGCACACCTACTGGATTGCGATACTGACGAAGGTTCATCAACTCCATAACGCGTTGTGCTAATTCACAACGGCGAGTATGTTCGGCGTAATACTTCGCCCACGCACACTTGCGTTGTCCTTCAAGAGACGCTTTCGTCTTCGCACACAGAGGATTATTACAGGCAGGCATTATATACTTATAACAGTCGCTACTTCTTTAAGTATTATTAATCTAAATCAATTTTTTTCAATTTAGATTTTTTATATTTGATTTTATCATTTTAATTTTTGATTTTAAAAAAAAATTGAAATGAATTATCTCTGTGAATATATATATCATAGTCGCACTACTGCTACGAATGTCTAAACGCACGATGCGTGTTATTACCGTTGAAATGTCTCTCACGAACAGGATTATCAATCGCGTTCAAGACGCGACGAGAGATGTAATAAGCGAAGACGAGTTGTGTCATTTTCGCCCGACTGACGCAGAATTGATACACTTCTATAATGCCTTGCGTGACTTCTATGATGGCGAAGAAGGACTTGAGGAGTTATATGACACCCTCGTAGACGGAGGCACATATCAAACTATCGTTGAAACACTTTGCGAGACGCTCGGGCGAGAGAATGCGTTTCTCAAGGAGGTTCGTGCGATGTCGCACAGATACGGCAATTTTATACCTTCATTCTTCAACGACATCTATCGTCTGTGTAATTTAGAAGACGACGGGCGATTGACGACGTATCAAGAGTTCGCTGTTGAGTTCTTGATTGAGAAATGTGCTGAATACATCGCTCACTTCATTCTTGAAAGATGTGAGGCAGACATCGCAGAACAGGAGGAGATTGCGAAGTTGAATGAAGCAATAGACGCAGAAGAAGAGATTAGAGAATAGACGACGCATAGGAGACGCAGGTAAGTATTTTTTTATGCTGTGATACGGTACTTCGGTGCTTTCATCTTACCAGTAAACACCTTGTAGTTCTCATTCGTAATCCGAATCGGGTCGGGATTCTCGTCCAAATCAACTGGTTTCTCCTTCTCCTTTTCAAAACCTGCCCTTGTAGCACCGAATATCTGTTGAAACGGAGTAAGAGTGTCGTCCAAGTCATTACCGTTGGTTTCAAGCACAGGTCGCACAGGTAATATATCCACGCGAGGTTGTTTCGCGAAGGGGTTAGGCATACCAATCCTGCGTTTGAACGGTGTTGCTTCTTCAAAGTCGTCATAATCAACATTACCTCCAAATGTTTCATAAGGCAATTGGTCGTTAATATTTGTATGAATACCGTCTTCAACGCCTCCTGAAAGAATGACACCTCTTCGTTTCAAAAACTCTGCCTTCGGGTCAAGTTCGTTAATGTAGGGCATCAACATCTCACGCTCCTTACGTCCTTGCGACATATCTACGGTACGCGGGTGTCCTCTTGCTAATTCAGCAAGAAGTTTACGGTCTTCTAATTCACCACGACCAAAACCAAAGAAGTCCTTTGCTTTATCCGTCCAAGTGCGTTGAAGTCCTGACGGCAGATATTTTTCGGCACTATCAGGCAACATACGTGAAACTCCTCGTCTAACGTCGGACATCGTAGGCATATCATTCGCAACAGTATTGAACCAACCTGTCACACTATCACTCGCGTTGCTCGCCCAGTTTTTAAGTGTATCAAAAATACCACTACCACGCAAGAACTCCTCATTACCAAGACCATATAGCGTATTACTATCTATGCGTTGTCCTGTTCGTTGCCCGTAAGCATTCGCCCACGCCTGCCTAATCTGCTTAACGTTTCTTATCCACGGTTCTAAAGCGTCCTGTGATGCGGTCTCTGCGTCTAAATTAAAACTACCGTCGTCTCGTTGTTGACGCAACTTGGATATGATGGCAGGAGGCAACGCATCAAATAATAATCTGTGTTCTGCTGGTGCGATTGCTCTGCCTTCGGCATCTTCTAAATTTGTATACGTATTCCACACCTCCGTATTCTCTATACCGTCAAGTAGAGGGACGGGTCTCAATATATAATTGGGGTTGGTGCGAACTGCGTTGTCTGTGCCTCCGTCGTTGACGTATGCTTGTTCTACTGCGTCAAGTTGTCTACGAACAGGATTACGGGGTACTGAAGGTTGTCTTGGTGCTGGTGGTTGTGGTCCTTGTGGAGACGGTGGTCGTGGTTGTAGTCCTTGTTGCTGTTGGGCGTATTGGACAAGTTCAGCACGAACGACAGGCAAAGCGGTCTTGATTGAGTTGCCTGATATACGTTGATTTGATTGAGGGTTCGCAATTGAACGAATATCGGCAATTAAATTACCCGTATTACCTAAACGTCGGGTATTCAAAATGCCTTGTTGTGCGGTGGGTCCCGCTCCGACATCAACAGGAGGTAGACCTTCGTTTAATTTATTTTGGACGTATGCTCTAATTAATTCTTCAGCATTCGCATAATCGCCTGCTTGTGCTGGTGCGGGTGGTTGTGGTTGTGGTGGTGCTGGTTGACCTCCGGGTTGTGCGGGTTGACCGCCAGGTTCTACTGGTTGTAAAGGGGCAGGAGGGAGAGGGGCGGGGGCAACAGGCAACGGATTTCTACCGAATACTTGTGTCTTAATCTGTTTACCTTCTTCATATCGTTCAATATCTTTCTTGCTTACATTCGTGTAAATACCGTTATTCAGGTTCTCTGCCATCAACATTACCGTTGAATAACTTGCTGATGCTCCATTTCTATATACTTCAAACGCCCTTCTTGCTGGTGCTGAACCTCTTGCTCCTTCAGGGACGGCATTAAAAGAACTCAAATAGAGTTGTCCCGTCTGTTTCAAAAGTTGAATTAGGGGTAAGAGGTATGTCGTATTCACACCCGTCGCAAAATCGCTATTGATTGTCATCTGCGGAGCGTAAAGTTGAATATAGTTCACCAGTTCATTATACGTCGCAATAATATCCGTCATCTTGAAAAAATCAGCACTCACGCTAATCAGGCGGGCATCTTGAATTAACCTTACTGGACTGGGGGTCGTAGATAGTGCTAAAAGAGTAGAGATTTGTTGCGACAAGTCGGTTTTAAAACCTAAAAGTTGTGATAATTTATTGACAAAAGACCCTATCTTAAATGAAACGCCTACATCAGCAGGAGAAGGAGGCATCTGCGACTGCTCGTAAAGATTCGCCTGCTTTACTTCATTTTGGTACACCTGCTTATTGTATCTCGCATCTGCCGTATTCAACAGCGAACGCTCTGCTTCTCTGCTGTAACCCTGCTCGTTTTTCTTGTCATCTTTCTTACTTACGGGGTGGTCGTCAAGTAATCTTCTTAACCTATCCATAATTATAATCTTATATATTACCTAAAGATTATAATTTTATTCGTCTTTCGCTGTTTCTTGTGCTTCCGCTATTGTTTTCTCCGCTTCGGCGATTACACGGTCAATCACCGCGTTTTGTTGTGTTGCCCGCGTTCGTATCATCTCGCTTATTGTTGCGTCTGCCTTTTCAACTTCATTTTGTCCTGTTCGCCATTTTGTAAACCAGTCGCTATACGCCTTTACGTAATACCACATCATTCAAACTTCGTGCCTCGTTTTTAATCTAAATAGAGAAAAAAATAATCTTGGATTACCGCGACTTAAAGAAGAAGAGGTAAAAAGGGGGCAACTGTGGATGCGACATTCCCTAAGTCGCTCCAAAAATCACCGCCACTCTGTCCCGCACCGCGATAGGTTGCCTTCGCATCTTTAAGTGCCTGCTTATACGAGACGCCGTGCTGTTTCGCATATGCTTTAACGTGGTCAATCCATTTAGAACTGCGTTTACCACCGCTCGCCCCTGAACCTGCGGGTGAGGCATTCACAGCGGGATTCGCAGAAGCAAGTTCTTTAACAAGTGCGTCAGTTGCTTCAATTTGGTCTAAACTTTCGCTATTGCCTGCCTGACCTCCTCTCACTCTTACTTTGCGGGCATTCGCCGATTTTTCACCCTTCTTAAACCGATACGCTTTTGTGCCGTGACATTCTTTCGCATTAAAGCAACATCTACCGTCTCCCGTTTTATAGGGTTGATTGACATTACTACGTTGCTGAAGTGCGACAAGTTCAGCACTATTACCACCGACCGGACGCTTAAAGTCCTTGCCTGTTGCCATATCAAACCCAACGTATGGAGCGTTTACAGACATATCACCGCCTTTATAGAGTTGCTGTTTGCCCGATTTCATACGACTATCACTCGCACGACCTTCACCCTTCTTGCCAAAAAGCGATGCGACCTTACCTGCCGTATCAGCAACTTTACCAACTTTCTCTACAATCGGCATAATCTTATCAAGACCTTCACTACCGACTTTGACACCTTTGTCTACTAAATCGCCGACCTTCTTCGCACCTTCGGTGACAAAATCTTCAACTTTGCCGAGTGCCTTATTGATGCCCGCAAGAATGTCGTCAATAAATCCTCCACCTGACATACCTGATGCTGACATATACGGTTCAAGATAAGACATATCAAACTCGTCTTGTCCGCCTGACATACCTAAACCAAGCAACAACGGGGCAAAACTGGCGAGGGTTGACCAGTCAAAATCGCCTCCTGACAGACCACAACCTTTCATACCTCCTCGTTTCATTAATGCCTCCATCTCTTTCACGAGACGCTGACCCACTTTCTTTTGACCTCCTGAAAGTCCCTTGCCATATTTATCATAAAGTTTCTT